GTTACGACATCTTCAGAAAGGAATGTTGCGAGTGAAGCCTTGCGTGCTTCCATCTTCTCTTTCTTCTTCATGTCGTTGAAAGCAGCCTGAGATTCCTCAAGAGCCTTCTGAGATGCCTTAAGGGCGTCTTCGAGTTCAGCAACCTTTGCCTGAGTAGCCTTAATGCTATCTTCAAGTGTTGCAACCGTTGTCACCTTCTCGGCAAGTTGGTCTTCGAATGCCTTGATACGGTCGGCGACTTCTTTGTCTTTTGCCTTCGCGATATCAGTAGCAAGCGTCTTGTTTTCGTTTTGAGCAGCAGCCAAGGCGGCAGTGAGTTGCTCAATTTGCTTTTCCAGAATTGGATCAGGCATTTGTGTCTCTCCTATAGAAGAAATTGTGGTTTCGATATCATTCTCATCTACCTTGAAAGCGGCTGTGCTTTTGCTATTCAGAATGACACTTCGGGGATTAGCAGGTTTTGAAACCAGACCCTTTCCAGAGAAAGAGATATCTTTCAAGGCCCTACCAATTTTGTAGCCATCGTATTCGCCGGTTCCGCCATAACTGCGTAGATGTTTGCTAAGGAATGCGGATGCTTCATTTCGTTCGAGTAATTTTGCCGTTCCCTTAGCTGTGTCGATAAGGGCGTAGTCAAAACCCGCGAAAAGACATTCCATAGATACAAACCACTTGCCTTCTTGAATCTCGGCAATGATCTGTTCCATCCGCTGTTTGTTCTCAGGGTCCGACCAACTGTTATAGAGAACAGCTTGGGTGATGATATCGAACTCATCAGGTGCTTCTGCTTGAGTTAGATCAATCCGGGTTCCATCTTTTGCGAGAACATAAGAACCAGTGATGTGCCCGATGATGTCGTTTTCATCGTGCATAAAGTTGAATTGTTTGTCTTCTGGTGTGGCTCGTGCCTCCCACGTTGGGGTTGGCAGGAACACATCGTCGTTCTTATTCCATCCAGTAGATACTAAGACCGACTCTAGGTAAAACAGGTCAAGTTGATTTTGGTTCTCAGCTTTGACCTTTTGGACAAAAGCTGTGATCTTTGGATCAACTATACCAGTCGGCTGAACAAGCGGACTGGCTTGAGTTAAGTATGCAATGGATGCTTGCGACTTGATGGCCTCAGCCACCCCGTCACTGATCTCCGTTTTGAACACTTTCATCTTTTTTGCCATTTCTAACCTCACTGAATTTATACACAAAAACTTTGTAAGTATTGAAATTACGTGTTTTATGTGTATGATAGTGTGTGAATGTATCGTACTACTTTAATTAGGAACTATCATGATGCAAAAAGACATTTTAACAAAAGAATTCTTAATAGAACACTATGTCAACCAAAGAAAAAGCGCACAAACCATAGCAAATGAAACTGGTATTAATCACGACACTACTGTTTTTCGCGCCCTATCTAAACATGGTATATGCCGTTCTTCACTAAAGAACAGTACCTATATTTTTACCAAAGACTTTTTAGAAGAACATTACTTGCGGCAGAATCTAAGTCTGAAGGATGTTGCTGAATTGGGTGGATTCAAAAGTACTAGGGTTGTGTTGAGGGCGCTTGAGACTCATAAAATTCCAATCAGAGAAAACACACATAGCAACAAAAAACAAGAGTATTATCAACGTAGACGTTTTCACCACACTATCCCCGGAAGTTACTTTAGTCGTTTATCTTTCGGAGCAAAAAATAGAGGTATTGATTTTGATATTACGATGGACGAAGCGTGGAGCTTATTCGTCAAGCAAAAGCGAAAATGTAAGCTATCTGGATTACCACTGAGATTCCATTTACACGGCGAAAGGATGTCAGAACAAACAGCCTCTTTAGATAGGATAGACAGTGCTCTTGGTTACTCTGTTCGTAACTGCCAGTGGTTACATAAAGATATCAACAAAATGAAACTAGACCATGACCAAGATTTGTTTATTAGGTATTGTAAACTAGTAGCTAAGAATTCTGTACTAAAATAAACTCAGTGTAATTTCCCACGATTTCGCGCTTGTATCTATCCATAGGGAGGTCTATAGGGTTGATCTTATTAGCGCTAATGAACTGTCGGAACTGTGCAGGGGCCTTGTGGTTTTCCCTTAAAATCCTGTGGATTTCTTCTTCAGTTGCGTGAGACATCACTTCGAGGTTACAAAGAACGTCGATCTTGATAGACTCCAATTCAACAACTTGTGCGTTTAGCAGTTGTCGTAGGTTAGCCTTACTGTGCATCTCAAGATAAGCCGCGTTGGTAACAGATGAGATTTCATCATAGGCTTCTTGCGTCCACATCATTAGTTCAGCAACGCCGGGCGTACTCTTTGGTTTATCTACACGTTGCTTACGTGGGCCACTATCACGGCGGAATCTTGGGCGACCATTACCCTCAACGATGGTTTGTTTAGGTGTACCATCTTTGTTGTTTGGATTAGGGGCGATTGCGGCAGGATAAGGGCCGAGCTTAGGTGGCAAGTTCTCTTTCTTGCGTTCTTCTTCTTCACGAATCAAGCGCATCTTCTCGACAGATGGGATTTCATTAAAGCGCTCAAGAATAGTCTCAGAACTGATAATGTCACGGTCAACAAGCTGAATAAGAAGGTCTTTCTCAGCAGAGTCGTCAGACAATGACATCTGGTTGAAGATGATCTTGGCTGGCTTCTTAAAGCCCATAGCCTTACGAACGATCTCGATTTCCTTCTCCCAGAACTTAGTAAGAAGGTCACGTCCGTACTGAAGGCGCTCAACAAGGGTCTTTAGAGAGATGTAGTTGTTGGTGAAGCCACCACCATTAGTTGCCATACCGGTCATTGTTGGTGGAATACCAAGGCCCGCAAAAATGCTATTCAAGACCGTCGTGTATTTATCAGGCCCCAAATACTTGTAAACCTGACTTGCAGATTCCTTGAATGTTAGTTCAGGCCCCCACACTAGCTCAACTGTACCACCGCCAGTATTACTAGCGAGGATGTTACGTAGCTTGTTGATACCGGCACGTGTTGGTAGAATCTTGTGTTCAAGACTACCCACAGTCCATAGGCGGATGTTAGAAATAGCCCCATCCAATGCCGCCAAGTCTGCAAGACGCATCTTCTTAAGGGTGATGACATCTTCCATGATCGCATACGTTAGTGGATGCGCCCATAGCTGCCAGTCGTCCTTTTTGTAGTAGGCAATGTGGAGACGTTCTGGATCAAGCGGAATCTTCTTCACGCCCGTCTTAATGAGGTTGCGGATATCACGCGGTAGCGTATCCAGCATGGTTTCAGGCACGTCTGGCCCCGACTTGAAGTTTGAGAAGAACGAGTTAGCACTCATCTCAAAGTTTTGTTGTCGCCCCAAGAAAAGATTCAATTCACCTTTTACAAGGTCAACTGTAAGGGGGTTGAAGAAGTTATAGCGCCAAGGAATCTGGTTCTTCTTCACATCTGGGAATGTGATGGCGATATCTGCCGTGCCAATGCTTTTGAGATAGGTCTCGATGGCTGGCGTGATCTTCGCTGTACTGCGATAGACCATTACGTTACCACAACGGTATAAGGTGTTCAGGAAGCGCTCTGAGCGTTCCTTACCATCCACCTTCTTAAACCACTGCTGGTAGAAGTCCTCAATGTCTGGGTTCTCGTGTACAAGCTGAATACCCTGTGACCCAAAGTCGCCCATAAGGTCGATAACGTTCTTGATGATACCAACTTGGTCATAGGCTTCCATACACATCTTGATAATGTGTTTGGCACGCTTAGGAACCATTTCACCGGGGCGGAAAGAATAATAGTCATTGGGGCCGAATCCAGTCTTCACAGACTTGTTTGGCTCGATATCCAGATAACTATCATAGTAATAGTCGGCCTTGGCTTTGTAGACTGGCTCGTAGGAATCTTGAACGTCTAAGTAGTGGCTCATCGCCACAGTTTTTTCTTGGGGGGTGTTCCACGTAAGTAGCTGTGGTTCCTCAATATGTTGCTTCGCCGCCATGACAGAATCCTCTAATCGGAATGTAATTGGATTGGATACCAATTTATACACAAATTAGTAG